GCAGTTGGATCACCTAGTCCTGTGATCTTTGATGTGCCCATAGCAATAGCACCTGACATGGTTCCACCAGTCAAGCTAAGTTTTAGAGCATCTTGTGTATCAACATAACCCTTACGAGTCAGTGTATCATCTGTAGTAGGTGTAGCTGTAGAGGTAGCTTTGTTAGCACCAAGGGAAATATCCCCTGTCATAGTGCCACCTGATTTGTTTAGCTTAGTACCTAAACAAGTTGTAACAGATGTATAGAATGCAGCATCATCGTTGATAGCTGCAGCTAGTTCATTAAGTGTGTCAAGGGCATCAGGTGCACCCCCAATAAGGTTACTAATCTGTGTGTCAACATAACATTTATTGGCTGCATCCCCATCAGCAGTTGGATCTGCAACAGAAGTAATCTTAGCAGACCCTAGATCAATACCTGCTGTACCAGACATGTTGATGTCACAGAAAGTAGATGTACCTGTGGACGTTACATCACCAGTTAAGTTGCCTGTAACGTTACCAGTAACATTGCCTGTTACATCTCCAGTCAGATCACCAGTTACGTCACCTGTAACGTTCCCTGTCACATCTCCTGTAAGGTCTCCAGTAACATTTCCAGTAACGTTACCTGTCAGATTACCTGTTACATTACCTGTGACTGCACCTGTAACATTACCAGTGATATCACCCACGAAGCAAGTATTAGCTGTGACTGTTGTCCCTGTTACAGCACCTGCTGTGCTACCACCAATAACAGCACCATCAATAGTACCCCCATTGACATCGACTGTAGCAAAAGTACCCTGTCCTGTCGTGCTAAGTGTAGTAAAGCTACCAGCAGCAGCAGTGGTGGCACCAATAACAGTATTGTCAATATTACCTGCATTAATGTCTACTGTGGCTAGAGTTGAAGTTCCTGTGCTGCAGAAGTTTGTACCACAGATGGTATCTGAAAATGTAGTAACACCTGTAATACCTAGTGTTCCTCCGAAAGTACTGTTGCCTGTGACTGTGGAGGTTCCTGCAACAGTAGCATTTCCAGCAAGGAATAGGTTTTTAAATCTGTTTGTAGTTGTTACACCAAGATCAATATCATCGTCAGTGGCAGGGACAATGGCACCATCTTGTACTCTTAGTTGCTCAACTGGATTTGAAGACACTTCTGTAAAAAAGCTAACTCTATTATTTGAAGTATCAATACAAACCTTATTATTAGCATCTGGGTCTGCAATAAGTGGGACATAAGCACCTTCAGTTGAAGTGCCATCATGTTTGTGTCCTGTGCTTGAGTTAAATGCATCCCTTACACAGTTAAACTCTGCATTAACTGGTGCAGCTTTAATTACTGCACTTGCAATAATGTCTGCTGCACTCTGCCTACAATAACCTGCCATTTATAGTCTATCCCCCACTCCAAACGTCACGACAATACCTTGGATACTGTGTGAAGCATTAGTGTCATTTGTCACATATTTAAAAGCCACTGACTTTCCTGATCCTGAAATATTAGTTCTTTTTACTGGTGCAGGGTTGCCATCAAAAACAGCAGTGCTGTCATATAGTGCCTCATTATAGTAGGCTGCTGCATTCTCAGTGATTAAATCAAAGTTATTAGGACTTAATGTATCAAAGTCTTCATAATCAAATAGAACAGAAAGAACTATATTATTATCGCCTTCTGATCTTAAATAAGTAGCTACAGTATGTATAATCTTACGTTGCTCTGGATCTTGCATATGTAGAAAAGGTGTTTGATAAACACTAAATATTTCTGATCCATCAAAGTCTGAACCTTGTTCTTGTCTGTGTACTTTACCAGAACTATCCCCATGAATTACATATTCATATTGACCTAAATACCCACTGTCTGCACAAGTAGCCTGAATACCTAAAAGCTGACCAAACTCTAAAGAAATACCACCTGATTGGTTTTCTCTAAAACCTGCTATAATACCAGTTGTATCTGCCCCTGAAAAGAATAGTCTTAACTGAGATTTCTGGTGGATAACTACACTAGATAATCCATTTAAATCAATGTCAAAGATAACATCTGTAAAGATAGATTGAATGTTCTTTGAAAGAGATTCAAGGTTTACGTCACCAATTTTATTAGTACCTGAAACTGGTCTTAAACCATCTTGAGATAAGAAGAGAATATCCCCTCCAATCTCTACAACACTATCTGTTGCTAGACATCCAAGGTCATCTGTAACTTCACTTAAAACAAAATCAGATATATTGTTACCTTGTAGTCTTTTAATGTTTGTTGTACCAAAGATAAAAAGTTGATCTCTGAATGGTTTAATAGCTACAATAGGAAAACCTACATTAATAACACCACCACCATCTGCAGGTGCCCACTTTGTTTCGTCATCTGGTGCACTGAAGTAAAGGTTCTGATCTTCTGCTGGATCACCTGCTAAGAACATGTGCTTCTTAAAGACTGCAGAATACTTAGGATCTGTAGGAGCATTAGCATGTGTGATTTGAGTGTACGTTGTACCATCGTAGGTAGCAGCAGGATTTACACCATCTGTAAGAAGAACTTTAGGGCTACCAAAATTAAACCTAGTAAAACGTACTTTTCCTACACCTGTCATTGTAGGTGAACCAGAAGTAGTTACTGCAACCCAAGCCTCTGTAGTATCGTCCCAATAATGTAGGTAGTTATTACCACTAGAAGGTGCACGAGCAGCTAAGATACCATCGTTAATTCCATCTGCTACTGCTACACCAAGTACACTTCCTGTACCTGTAACCTCACCATAGTCGTTACTAAAACCACTGATACGTCTGTAGCCACCTGTAACAGCAGGTTCATAGTTGACTAGCAACGTAGCTGAACCAGGTTGTCTTTCACCTTGAGATAGAACATCTCTGTTAGTGTTAAGACCCCCTTCAGCAAATACTTTAAATGAACCTAAATTGTCTGCCATTAGAGAACTCTACCCAGTACTTGGTTAGAAGAGTTAATTCTTTCTACTACAGTTGATCTAATACGTAAGGGTTCATCAACAAGTATTCTTCTCATAGACTTGATACCCTCTTGAAACACACCCTGGTGTACTGCAGCACTCTGCTCATTAGATCTGAATCTCATCATGTACATCATAGCACCATCAATGATTACATGTTTAAATCTGTCTGGAATAACTGTTGTATCATTGTAAGCAGTTAGGTCTGCAGGGAATGACCAGTAGATGTACTCAATTTCGTATGCTTCATCTGGAATAGGTGTTACACCAAACTTCTCTTCATTTGTTTGGTAGACAAGGGTAGGTGCAGAAATACCTGTTTGCTCACCTGTGTCATCAAAGTGTCTGTACCTTTGAATGTACTCATCATAAGTAATACTAGGTAAAGACATAGGTGTGTTATCAACAGATGTCAACTTCTTAAGATAAAAAGTCTGCCAGTCTGCTCTAGAATAATCTGCAGGAAAGTCATACTGTCTTGTTCCTGCAGTTAATGTTTGGGTATAAGTATTTTTTAAGAAAGGCCACTCTTGGCCTGTCTGTAAGATATTTCTAATGGAGTTATTTACTGCTTGTTTAGCCAGTGCTTGTACGTTACGTGCAGTACTGAAGCCATCCCCTGTTGTGTCTAGGGTGACATCATTCAGTCTAGTAAGTAATTCATTAACTAGTGTAACGTAATTTGCCATTACAAAAATCCTTCAGATAGCCTAAAGGGGCAAGTTTCCCTGCCCCTAAAGTTTAATTATTTATGCAAGCAAGTCACGATCAACTTCGTCTGCACCTTTGGTTGCTTCATTCACATCAACAACGATTGCCCATACACGAGCAGTCACTGTTGCTGCTGGAGCAGCACCTGCAGTACCTGTTACGTCAATGGTGTCTTCTGAAGCAATGATACCCTGTGTTTGAGTACCGAATGCAAAGTCACCTGCAGAACCACTGTCAACTGCTGTAGCAGCCATAAATGTAGTTGTGCCATCAGTAACTGTAACATCGTAGTCTGCTGAATCCATTGCATCAATCAACTCAACACCTGCTGCTAGAACAAGAGTACCTGCTCCAACAGTTGGACCTGTTACTGTACCAGTTGAAGTTGGAAGTTCAACTTGCTTTTCAACCATGATTGCTTTTGAAAGCAAAGAAGTAGATTTAGCCATAAGTCAATCCTCCCTTACGCCAAGTTATACTTAGCAGTTACCAAGGCTTCTGGCCTTAGAATTTTTCTGCCATATAGGTGCATACCACGAACGATGTCAGCAAAGCTGTCAGGATCACGATATGTTTCAGTCTTGTTGATCTGCTCTGCAGTAGCAACTGCTGAATCATGTCCACCAACAATAACACCGAAGTTATCTGCTTGGTCAGAATTGTCTACAGTATCAGAACCTGTACCAATTTGTGGTAGGTTTGAAGACTGATAGATTCTGAAGCCATGCAAGTTGTTGACGACTAGACCATTACGTAGTCCACCTGACTCACCAAAATCTGCATTTAGAAGACGTGAATCTTCGTCACGTAGAATTTCCATGAATACTGGATCAACTACAAGCCATCTACCTGATTTATCAACTTGTTGTTGATCAAGTAGACGAGCCATACGAGCTACGATCATGTTAGGTGATACGTAAGCTGTTGGTAGTGCTGTTGCACCTGGTAGACGTGCAGCAACAGGAATAGAGTCACCTGTTGAACCTGCTGTAGTCAAGTTACCGAAGTTAGGACGAGAAAGCTTCATTGAAGAAAGCAATTCGTCATTACCTGCAGTTGTTACAGCTTTATCACCATTTACTTGGTCATTCACTGTGTCTGCTGCAGTGTGTAGTGCAGACTGCTTATAGCCTGACAGATAACCTAGAACTTCTTGGTCATGCTGATCAGCCAAACGATATGCTGCACGATCAGTAGCCAACTGCATAAAATTGGCGTGACTGTGAGCTTCTTCGATATCATCGATCTTGAAGGCGAAGTAGTTGCTCTTGTCTACGACTAGAGAAAAGTCTTCATCATCAAGGTCTTGTGCTGTGATCTGTGTGCCACGTGCATAGGACGACACTGAAATTTCAGGCTCCTTGATAATTCTGACCGTATCACCTTGGGCAGAAATCTCTCCGAAATAATCAGAGTTCGTGATATCACCTACAACTGTGCTCTTTCTAAAAGCAAGCTGTACTTTTTTGGAATAAATGACGCTGGAGAAATTACCGTTTGGTAAATTTCCATAGCCACTTGCTGTTGTAAAAGCCATAATTAATCCTCCATGATATTTGGCTTATGAATAAAGCTTAAACACCTTGAAAGGGGCTGACGTTCCAGGGTAACACTTACGTGGGCCTGTAATAGATCAGGTAGTTCTTTACATAGTTTAGACTTTTAAAGGGAAAAGTATCGTGTAGAGGTAGTCCCTAAGGAGGCTCTACTTATAGATACACGTAGTTATATGTAACACTTTGAAAGTGTCAACCTTTTATCTGGCTGCACCAGATACATCGTAGACGAACTTACCAGACCTCATGGCCTCGTTTATCTCGTCTTGACGTTCCTCAAACTCCTTGTCTGACATCTTAGCTACATCAGA